GGCGCAGCATCGGGTTGTCGGTGATCTTGTTCACCGTGCCGAAGCCGCCCTCGGTCGGAAAGAACCACAGATGATTATTTTCCGCGACGTCGACCGCCGCTATACGCGGATTCTGTGCATACGGGTCCGGCATTCCCGGGGGGATCGGCTCGATCTTCAGCCCGGTCTTCTTGATCGCGTCATACTGCTTCGCGGTCTCGTCGATCAGCGCATTGTAGGACGCCTTGGTCGCCGGATCGTTCGGTGTGTGCGGCATCTCCTCATAGGCGCGCGCAATCGCCGCGGAATGCTCCGGGTCGAGCGGGTGATAGCGCGTCGGCGGCGTGTATGGCCGATCCGGATGGACGTCCCGCATGTAGTTTTCGGCGACGTCGTGGATCTTTCCGATCGGACCCGGGACGAAATGGCTCTCGCCGATCTTCAGCGGGCCCGGAATGCCCTCTAAGGGCACTCTTTCTCCGGCCCACCGCGCTGCCGTTGCCTGTGCTTCAGGTAGGCTTCCTGCTCCAGTCGGCCTTCCTCCTCCGGGTCCCACGTCTCCGGGGCCGGCGGTTGGGGCTGCTTCTGCGGGTACGGGTTCTGCTGGTCGCGGTTCACGGGTAGCTCCTGCAAGGTTCTTTTCACGTTCCAATATTTCATCGACAGCGGCGAGACTAGCGGCACGCTTGTCCGCGGCGCCGGCACCAAAAATGACGCTCTTGCCCTCGTTCTTAGGATCGAACGGCGCAAAGGTTGAACGCAAATTGGCATTGTTGAAGTCGACGCGGACCCCGTTGCCCGGCTCCCAGCCGTCATACCCCTCACGCTTCAGCGTGTCGAACCAGTTGCTCTGCGATCTTTTATAGTTCGATGCAGTGCGCAATTCATTAGGCATCGGCCCCTTATACGGATTCTCCAGCGGCTTGGCATAGAGCGGGAGCACCCGAGAAGCGTCGTTTACCTTCTCCAGATTATATCCGCCACCCGGCGCGAGCCGAAAATCCATAGAATCGTTGTTGGCCGCATACATCGACGCCTCGGCCGGATCGGTAGCCGTCCACGTCCCATGTCGCGAATCATTAAACTTCTTGAAGTCCACGTCCTTCGACGTCCCATGATAGCGCGGAGTTCCAACATCGAACCCTTGTTCGGTGGCGCGCGCTGCTGCGGCCTCCGGAGACACGTCAAGGGCCGCTTGAGCGCCCCGCCGTAGTACGGGACCGGCCCCGGTCACAACCTCACCGGCGGCCCGCGCTGGGGCGCTGAGGGCCGTTCCACCCATGGTGTTGAGACCTGTTTCCAACGAGGCGCCGACCATAGGTTCCACCGGCTGGCTGCCGCCCCATCGACCTTCCTCCGGCGGCAAGTCCGTATAGTCCTCGCGCCGCAATCCGGGCATCGGATTGGACTTGGCCGCCTCGATCGCCTCATGCGGCAGATCCCACAGCATGCGCTTGGGAACCTGCACCATAGGATCGAGGATGTTCTCGCGGCCGATGTTCTCCGGCATGGCCTCGCCGACGCCGCTGTAGTCGAAGATACCGCCACCTCCGGCACGCTTGGCGCGGCGCGCGGTGTCGAGGGCGATGGCTATAGCTTGACGATCCGCCCGCTTCTTGCCGAATTTACCCTCGGTATGGGCATAGGTGTCTCCCGTGTGCAACTCACGGATGTTGGAACTGATGATGGAGCGGGAATATCCCTTGCGGAGTGGCATCAGAACGCCGCCACCGCTACGCGGCGCCACAGGTTCGTGCTGATGCAAAGATACAGGAATCCAGCATCAGCCGCGACCTGTCCGGCGGTACCGTTGGAGGCGGACGTCGCCGGCACCGGGACCAAATTGAGAGATTTTTGGGCCAGCAGCGCCTGATAGATCAGGCCGAGATACACAACGCCCTGACCTTGGGTCGAGTTGATTGTATCGAGGTCTGCAGCGGCCATCAGCGTCGTCCCTGCGGAGAATACCGATACCTCACATATCCCAATCTCGCGAAACTACCAAGATCATTGCCCGAGAACGTCATGCTGACCAGCCCGCCGCGCATGCGGGTGGTGATGTACTGGGTGGTCTGGTCGAAGGTGAACGGACCATGGATCACCGGCGTATCGCCCGGGAAATTGACGACGCTGAATGTGACTTGGATCTGCGCGGTCTGCGCCTGTCCGAACTCACCAAATTTAAAATCAGGCCGCACCTGATCAACGACGACATACTCCTCGCCCTCTGCCAGCCGGAAGTATCCGGTCGTGAATGACCATGGCATCGGCTGGCCCGCGGCATCGTTGGTGCGTTCCTGCTGATAGATCACACCGCCCGGATTCGCCGACAGCGGAGAGCCGAATACGTTCTGGTCGCTCCATGCCGAGCGTGGCATCGTGCCGGCCGGACCGAGATCCCACGGCTTGCTCGGCTCGACGATGTTGAACTTGACGTAGGAATCGTTCTCACCGTTGACGCTCGTCTTCGACGGATAGAGGAACCCAATCTCATTGAAGGCCGTGTTCGGCATTGCGCGCACGTTCTGAACGAAGTCCAGATTGAGATTCTGATACACCGCATCCCATACCGGGCATTCCATCACCTCCACGCCATTGCCGGCATAGCGATAGATGTTCGAAGTCCCCATCCAATAGACGCCGCCGCGCAACTGCTGAATTGCGTGCAGGCTGCAAGCGCCGGCTCCGGCGCCGATCTTGTTGAAGCCATAGACGTTCGGGAATCCGATAAAATTCATGACCCACAGATCGAGGTCGGTCCAGATTAGGTTCTGGTTCGAAACCGCCAAGCCGGCGACAATGCGCGACCCGATCGGAATGCGGAAGTTCCGCGCCAGATTGGTATCAGTCGGAGTCCAGTCGAAGAAGTTACCGCTGTCGGACCACTGCACCAGCATCGGGTCCTGCAGCACGCCGATCTGCTCAGTGATGGTAGATCCGAAGGCCACCAGAATCTGAGCCGACGTTGATACGAAAATACCGGTATTGAACGGTGGACCTGAAGAGATCAACTGCGCGTTCAGGAAGCCGCCGGTAGGGTCCCAAAAATAGATGCCGCCATCCTCTGGGCATGAAAGCAGAATCTGACCCCAATTGTCTTGGGTCCAGTCTACAGCCGCGATAGGCGATCCGGTCATCACGCCCGATGCTACGCCGGTGCCATATCCACCAGTCCCGTATCCTCCGAGACCAAACCCAGCGCCACCGGCGGGCGGCCCTAGCGCGATGTAATAAAGGAGTTGAGCTTGACCGGCGTTCATCGAGAAACTGCCATTGGCAGTTGCCTGCGTATTGCTCTGGATGACGAAATCATCCACGCCGGTAACCGATGCTACGTTGTAAAGCCCATCAACGGTGACACCGTTCCCGGTCGTTGGAATCGGGAACACAATGGTGTTCGTCGGGGCCGCCATCGTAAGGCCATGAGCCGCGAGATGAATCGATACGTTCGCGCTGTTGAGAACAGTCGTGAACGAAGGAACGGCGCCGGCCGGCCCTACAGCAGTCGTGGCATTTGCAGCCGCACGAATTTTGTATTTGTTGGCACCCGTTATCACCTCGATTGGGTACAGCCCAGACAGAACAAGGCCACCAACCGAAACTGGAGTATCGAAGAACACCGAATCAAACGTCGTCACCGGAAGCGTTAAATTCGGGTCAGTAATTTCAACGAGAGGCGATCCTATCGTTGTGGTGAAAGCGGGCGCAAAATTCGACAGAAACGTCTGCGGCGTTATGTCCTGAATCGATCTTGTCGCCGGAGTGTCACCACTGAGAGCTACGAGCTGCACTGTGGTCGCGACAGCCAACCTATCAACCTGATTGAGATCCTCCCATGCATGAAGATCGCGCGGCACGCCGGCTACCGCCAGCGGATAGAACAATTCAAAGCCGCCATATTTCTGCGCCAGCCCATCACGCCAGCGGATAAACTGTCCCGCAGAATACCCAGCCTCATTGAGGACAGGGGTGCGTTCCACGTTGATTCCGGGAATAAGTTTTACTGCGCCAAAAGGCATCTTCCGCCTTTCAGGTTTTCACGACCCAGATGCCAGCCACCTGAGACGGCTGCACATTATTGACCGCGGTTTGGGCCACGTTTCCGTTGAGGTTAAACGCTGCCGTAATGCCAGTGACACTGCTTCCTGTAGTGCCACCTGAAGCGAGTTGCCCTCCATTATCAGAAAACCCGCGGGGAGCCCCGATAGAAAGTGGACCAGTATAGCTATGCGTGTGCCCCGGATCAGTGATCGTGACATTGACGGTGGTATTGGGCAAATTGGCTCTGGTCAGCGTAACTGTCTGCTGATCCAGCGACGCTGACATCGTCTGGCCATTGATACCGCAACCAGCAACTGTAATGCGCGTGCCGGTCTTGTCGTAGGCGAGAGGCACGCGTCCGCTAAGATCCTGCACCCCAAACGTGGTTATGCCATTGCCGCCGAAGTTGCCACCGTACTGATTGAACAGCGCCGGAAAATCGACAGCATTGTAGATCGTGCCGTCGCACCACAGGAAAGGCTTGACCGTGCTCTGCTGAACCCATCCCGGCATCGCGCTTAATGCGCCCCAGAACTCCAACTTCCCGGCTTGGCCAGCGTTGATGAGACGAACGTTCGCACCGTCATTGTAGACTTCCACGCAGGCTCCCTGCGCGACCCCGAGCACCTCGGTCGCCGTTATGCCTTGTAATGTCAGCGTGAAGCTGATGCCGGTGCAGCGATTGTCGATGACATACACACCCGGGATCGGCAGCGTGACTCTGACGTCACCCGTCATCACGCCGGTGAAGCGCAGCACCCGGTTCTGAGACTGCGTCGGACCCGGCGTAGGCGTAGGAACGAAACCAGCCGGCGACGTCAACAGAACATTCACATTGGTGAGACCAATGGTCTGCACACCGCAGAACAACCCATCGATCGCCACCATGTTCGGATTGACGTCTAGCGTGCCCCATGTGTCGACGTCTGCGCCGGTGAGCGGGACAATGATGCCGGCGTTGACTGTTACTGGATTGACCACGGGCTATGTCCTCGGCGGGGCTGCAAGCGGATCTGGTGTCTTCGACGTCCAAGCTTCCGATGCGAACTTCTTCCTGAACTCCTCTACCTTAGCAGAATTGAGAAGCGTAGCGACATGCGTTTCCCACGTCACGGCTTGCTGCGGATTATCTCCCATCGAGGAGAAGTTCATCTGGTAGCCTGCCGCCATCACGAGCGCCGCGGCGAGGAAGACATCCGGCAGATACAAGGTCAAAGGCGTCGTCTGATTCGTAAACGAAAGCGGCGTCGGACGTATCCATCCTATTACCTCGACGGTGTAGGCCGCATCCGGCCACGCGCCGACAACCCACTGCTGATCGGTAATCGGAGCCATCGACCCCGGCACACCAGCGCCAGCGACGCTCGGCCAGACAGCATCTAGAAATTCCTTCGACGCCGGTAGCATCGGATTGCGCGTGCCAAGGTCTGGATTGGTTTGCCCCGCTGGGGTGATCGCGTTCATCTGCTCGACGCCGATGAAGCGACCATTGTTCGACGGCAATGTGAAGTTGCGATTGTTGGCCACAAGTGGCGCGGTGTCGCGCGTCCTCGTCGAAAGCAGATCCAACTCGCGATATAGCCGCTGCTCAGCGTCGTCTATGATATTGGGCAATGCGGTGACGTAGCCCACATCGGTGGGCGCGACCACAATCATGTTAGCCAGATCAGTGACGAAGCTATTGTAGGTCAGGCCCACCATTAGTTGGCTACCGCTTTAATGACTGCGAAATTGAAAACTGGAGCTTCATTCGTGGTGCCTGCGACAGCATAGTCCGTGATCTGGAAGCTGCCAGCGGCTACGTTAGTGACGAAAATTTCGTACTTGTCCGTACCAGATTTTTGACTGACTACGATGACATCGGTCGCAGCAACAACCGAATTGGTGACGGTAAAACTCTGCGCGGTCGCTTGAGAGATCGCGGTATTGACTTGCGCAAACAGCGTGATGGAACCAGATACCTTGTTAAGTGTAACGCCAGTTGTGCGGCTTGTGATCTGCGTGACAGCGCCACCAGCACCGGCTGAGTATCCAACACCTCTTGTCGGAGACAACGAGAGCAAACCACCGCGACCAACCAGATCGGCAGTGCCACCATCCCAAGTCGCGATCAACCCGACTGCACCACCAGAAAAACCAAATAGGGTTGCGACGCCTGTACCTGTTCGAGGCCCCATAGTCCACGACACACCGCTCGCGCTGCTATCATTCCATACGAGTGACGACGTAGTGGCCCCCGGAATAACCAAATTCATGGTACCAGTGAAGATGGTCTGTAGATCCGGCAGAAGTCGCAGAACGCTACTAGGCGTAGGCCCAGTTCTAAAGTTTATCTCGCCAACAGCATTGTTCTGATCGAAGAATATACCACCAGATCCGGTCCAACCCATGATGGCAAAAGCGCCCGCCGCCGTGCTGTTCGCAGCAACGCGGAACGTACCGGCGTTAGTAACTGCGAAATTGCTCGTTACAGCAGCACTCGCACCAGCGTCGGTGTTGGTACCCGTAAAGCCAGAAAGAGCAGCGTTGGAGTTGTTGGTAACAGATACGCCCGTCGTAGACGAAACAGAGGTGAACGAACCTGCCAGCGGCGTCACCGCTCCGATGACGACGTTGTTGATCTGATTACCGCCGCCTGAAACCGTGCCGCTAAGGGTCGTCGCTCCGAGGGTCTTGCCCGTCAGAGTTTGCGTGAGGCTATCGCCCACAATATTGTAGGTTCCAGCCGGAAGGGTGGCGATGCCAGATCCAAGAGCGCCGGTAGCCGGCTGAATGGTTTCCGTGCCGCTGGTAGCGTTCTGAAAGCCGATCGAACCGACCGTACTGCCGGCAACACCTAAAACTGGCGTTACCGTGATGCCCGGTACACCCGAGCTGGAGGCATTCAGCATGCCACCATTGGCCGTCAACACTTCCCCGATGACGTTTGACGAGCTGGAGAACAACAGCCGGTTGATCGTGGACGTGGCTGGCCATGTGGTCGTCGACCATGCCGGCGTCGCCGTGGCGCCGGACTGGAGCATTTGCCGCGCGGTCGCGGTGCCAGCCAAAATCTGGAGTTGCGTGGTGTTCGACCAGACGATGCCACCGTTATTGGCGGTGAGGCTGGCATTGGTGCCGCCGAAGTTGAGCGCCAACGGCGTGGTGAGAGCCACAACACCAGCCGCACTCACCGTGATCGGCGCGGTACCGGTGATCGCACCGCCGCCAGAGGACGTTACGCAGGTCGGACACGTCAGAGCGCCAGAGGAGGCGCCGAGCACCAGCGGTGAGGTCGCGCTGACGGCGAAGGTTCCCGCGGCCGCCGGCAGGCTGATGGTGACGGTTCCCAGCGCGCCGGCCACCGGCTGCACCGTGACGATGCCGGATGTGGCGTTGCCAAAACCGAGGGAGCCCAGAGTACCGGAAGCTCCGAGGACCGGCGTACTGGTGAAGGCTGGGGCGGCGCCGGCCAGAACCCCACCGGACAATCCGGTGATCGAGGCTTGCCCGGTTACAGCATTAATTGCCAGCGGCGCCGCTGCAGTGCCCACCAGCGTGCCTGCGGAGGTCGGCAGGAAGCTTACAGCCGATCCGGCTGCTGGCTGAGCCTTGAGGATCGCAGTGCCACTGGTAATCCCGGCAATGCCGAGTTGACCGGTAAAAGTGCCGGGAATGCCAAGCACAGGCTGCGGCGTTGGAACAGGCACAGCAGAAACTGCGGTGGGGTTCCCAAGAA